GCCCGACGGCTTAGCGTAGAAGCCGGTGAAAGTATTGCCCTTCACGTACTTGCTGGTCTGGTCCTTGATAAAGTCCGTCACCCAGAGTCCGCCGAACCAGGTGCCGGTGTCAGTCGCTCCAACCAGCAGCACGCCATTAAGGATCGCAATACTGGTGATCTTGTCCGATGGAACGCTTTTTGCGGTGATCTCGCCCGTAGCAGAACCAGCGAAAACCATCCACATTGGCGCACTAGGCTGGGTAACGTCGTAGAACACAATCCGGCCCAACTCGGCGACAATCGCCACCAGCTGCGGAAACTCCCGCATATTCCCCCGGAATACTTCCGTTTGCGTCGGTGCCGCACTGGTGCCACCGATCGTGTAGAACTTGCCGTCCGTCGTGTTCTGGTAGAAGTCGCCGACGGCCGCGCCGACCACCGCCCACGCCGCCGCCAGGTTGACCAGCTGCCCGCGCCATCTGCCTGAGCAGATCGTCTCGTTGTACCAGCTGGTATGCAGGCAACGCTTGCGCCAGGCGCCGCCGTCGCTGTCCTTCGATGTGTCGTACAGAGCAACGTCGACGATCGCGCCGAAGTGGATCGACTGGCTGAACGCCCCGAGCTGCTCCGCCGGCGCCGTGCTCGCCGCCCATGCCGCGATCGCCTGGTCGCGCGCCGTGGCCGCTTGGGTCGCGCTGCTGGCCGCTGCGCCCATTGCGGTATTCGCATTCGCGTTCGCAGTCGACGCAGCACCAGCGTTTGCCGCCGCAGCCGTGGAGCTGGTCGCTGCATTCACTTCGCTCGTGTGCGCGGCCGTTGCGCTGGCCGCTGCCGCCGTCGCGCTACCTCCCGCGTTGGTTGCCGAAGTCGCAGCGTTGCTGGCACTCGTGTCGGCGCCACTCTTGGACGTTGCCGCCGCCGTCGCCGACGACGCAGCCGCAGTGGCACTGCCGGCAGCGCTGGTCGCTGCAGTTTGTGCCGCGCTCTGCGCCGTTGCCGCCGCCGTCGCGCTCGCGTCAGCGGCAGCCCTGTCGGCCGCCGTTGCGGTGGCGGCGCCTGCAGCGGCGCCAGCGCTGACCGCCGCTGCCTGCGCGTTCGCGCTCGCCCCGGAAGCAGCATTGTCCAGGAACGACTTCTGCACATTCACCGCGGCCAACGTCGCATTCACGCTGTCAGAAAGGGCCGACACTGATGTGACCAGGTCATCGATTGATACCGTCATAGACTTTCCCAAAAAAAGCCCCCAAGGCGGGGGCGTTGTAGATCAAGAGGAACTCACTCGGGAATGGGTGGCCACAGAACGTTGCGCGGAAACCCGGGCTGCTCCGGCACGTCGGCCAGCTGCTGTTGATAGTCGGCCCAGGCTTGCGGCACTGGCTCACCGAGCCGGATCGCACGCAGCATTACGCCATCGCCTACTGAAAACAGCGAATCGCGCTTCGCTCGCACCTCGGCCGCGATATCGGCATCGGTTTTCACGTACAACCAGCGCTTGGTCCCGGCATTCCACTCGTGGTTCGGCGACGGACGCGGCGGCTGGTAATCGACCACCTGCCCGGTCTCCACGTCGACGCGCTGGCAAAGTCCGTCGTAGTCGCCCACGATGCAGCTCTTGCCTTCGCCGACAAGCATCTGCAGCCGATCGCTGTCCTGCAGCAGCACCGAGTATTCGATCAGGCCCGTCTGCTGGTCGTACACCGAGTAATGCCCGGGCGTTCGAATCAACGCCGGCTGGGTCGGGCCAGTAACAGATTCGCTCATCGCTTAATTACCTCCAACTTGATCTTGTGATTGGCGAGGGTGGCATTCCACGTGTTGAGGTTGCCGCCACCACCACCGCCCCGGAAGATGAAGCCGATGTTCAGGTAGTTGCCCGAGTGGCACGTGTACATGTCCTCGAAGAACATCAGAATGTTGGCGTTCTGATTGAATGCCGTCGCCGAGAAAACGCGAATGGTCATGCTCGACACCAGTGCATCGTTCGATCGACTCCGCTCCTCACAGAAGACGTAGAAGTACATCTCCTGCCCACCTGCGGCGTAGGTGTAATTCGAAATCATCCCGGACGGCGTAATGATCACAGCCTCGTCGAAGCCCGCCGTGTTGTCGTACCGGATCGAATGGCTCACCTGGTTCGGATAGCCGGAGCTCGTGTCCGTGTACGCGAAATACAGCACCTCAGCAGCCGAACTGGGCGCCATGTCGTAGGTCCCGATCTTCTGGTATGTCCCCCACACGTTGGGCCAGTAAGCGGCCGTGGCTGCGGCCGACGTCGACGCGTTCAGCAGCTTCTGCCGCTCGGTGTAGACGGCCGAGAACTTCGCCTTGAATGTCGCGCCGTCGATGACTGTATCGACACTCAAGCTGTTCCAAGTCGAAATGCTGTTCAGGTACGCCGTAAGCGCCGTTATCGCATTGTCGTAGGCGGTACGAGATATTCCGAGATCGGACGCAGTGCTGTCGATGCCAGCCTGCTCCGCGATCAGCGCGTTGTAGTCGTTGATCACGGTCGGCTTCTCCGCGATCGAGAGCACGCTATCGTCGGCGAACTTCGCCAGATCCGCGCGCGCCTGCTCCGCATTGGTGGCAGCCGCTTGCGCCGCCGCTTGTGCGGTCGCGATCGCCTGCACCTGGCTGGCGGTCGCACCATACGTCGCATTGTCCTCAGGCTTCCCAGTCCCGCTCACCCCACTCCACCCGGCCGTGCTGGCTGCCTTTGCCGTGATCCCGTTTTGGAGCAACTGGCGCGCGGTATAGACGTCTGCAAATTTTTGATTCAGCGCTGCCGGGTCAGGCAATTCCGTGTCCTGCGACGTGTCGTTCCACGCAGGGATCAAGCTTCCCAGGTAGGCCGTCAGCGCGTCGACGGCAGCATCGTAGGCAACCGCAGACTGGCCGAACGTCAGCGCTTGGGCGTCCAGTCCGCCCGTGCCATTGCGCTCGGCGACGATTGCGTTGTAGTCGCGGATGATGGCCGGCTTCTCGCCCTTCGACAGCCAGCCGTCGTCGCTGATCTTGCCGATCTCCGCGAGTGCCGTATCGGCCGCCGCCTGCGCCGTCGCCGCCTTGTTCGACGCGATCTTCGCGTTCAACGAAGCGATGGTCTGGTTCAGCGCATCCGCCGCCGTGCCCGTGCCCGCGCGCGCATCGAGGAAGTCGACGTCGCCGATGATGACGTTCGTCTCCATCGTCGCATTGGCCGACTCGTTGCCGCGAGAATCGACCGCCTCGATCGCGAAATCGTAGATGCCATCTTGCGGGCCGTGCGTCTCGTACGGCGACGACTTCAGCAGACCGGTGTGCAGTTGTGGCATGCCGAACCACGGAGCGTTCGAGCCAAACGGTCGGTACCGGATCCGGTATCCGCCGCCGGCAGTCACGTCCTGCGGCACCAGGTCGGCCAGCCAGCTGAACACCCGCGTGCCGTCCGCCCGTACCACCACGTTGAACCCCTCCACATCGGGAGGCGGCAGCTTGAGCATCTTCCCCGTCACCGCGAACGCTGTCGGCTCGACGTCGGACAGTTGCTGCCTGCCGCCGCCAAACTGGTTGAATGCCAACAGCTTCACGTAGATCGTCTTGCCCACGTAGTCGCTGGTCAAGGCGATCTTGGCCACCGTCTCGTCGATCCGCACGAACGGCTCGCCGCCGGCGTGCGCGACAGGTTTGCTGCGGTAGCCGCCCCGGTTCAAGGTCGCGAGGTCGTACCTCCCGGCGCCGGTCAAGGTGGCGTCCTGGTAAGCGATGAACTCACCGCCGGTGTAGCACAGCGTCGTCAGCAGCGCAGCGTCGTCGCGGGTGCCCGACAGCATCTGGCCGCCGGCGGCCAGCGCAATCGAGACAGACTGCGTCGCGATCCCAGGCGACGCCGCTGCCGGCAGCGCCGACTGCAGCGTGCCGATGCGCGAGACGCCATTGATCCGCCCTTCCTGCCGATAGGTTTCGCCGTCGAGACTGATCCAGACCTCGCAGCCGCCATATGAATCACCACCGCCGGTCGCAATCCAGACGTCGAGCGCATCATTGCTGACTGCCAGCTCAACCGGCGCTTCGAAGATGACGGGCGCCAGGGCGTTCCCGGGCGGCGCGTTGAAGTTGGCAGCGTACCCCACCGCCGGTTGCGTGCTGTAGGTCGCCGCATTGCACACGTTCAGCGGGAACTCCTCGGCCGTCACTGTCAGATCCCCGGCGTCGTTTTCCTCGATCGCGAGGATCCGCACCGGCACCCGGTCCATGCCCATGCCACTGTCGGTCAGCGTAACCAGGTCCATCGGATCCAGCAGCGCCTTGTTCCAGCCCAGCGTGAATTCGAACGTGTTGCGGATGTAGAGCGCGCGCTGCAGCATCAGCTGGGCGACGCTGCGCGCAGCTGCGGCATCGCACAGCTCCTTGATCTCGACGACATCCATCGCGCGCAGGCCGAACAGCTCGATGTTGGCCTGGTCCTTCGCCTCGACGATCTCCTCGTTGTAGTTGTTGTCTCGGTTGTAGAACTTGACCCGGACGCAGTTGTAGGCGTCGGCGGCAGGCTTGCGCGTCGCCTTGATCGGATCGCTGCCGCTATCCCCGAGGAAGTCGTCGTCGGTCAGGTCGTACACAGGAGTGACGTTGGGCGTGTAGGTCACGCCATTACCGGTTGCTGCAATATCGCCGAACGGTACAAAGCTCAGCTTGCCCTGGGAATACACAACACCCGAGTTGGTGACCTTCATCAGGGTTGACAGCATCTCGCGCGCAGCCGCCTGCTCGAGGTAGGCCGGACTGATGAAGATGTCGTTGGCCACACAATACTGGCTGAACAGCGTCATGTCGCCCAGCTTTTCGGCCGAGAAGCCAGCGCCGTGCAGAGGGTTGGTCAGCAGGTCGACCACGACATCGCGCGGGTTTGCATCCTTAATTGCCTCCGAATACGCCGAGACAGTCTCGATCTCGAAGCTGTGGTTCAGCAGGTCCGCATTGCCGCCCAGCGCGTAATTGCTTCCGGCGACGTACGCCAGACCACGATAGGCCAACGCCTCCTGCGGATGCTTGGTCTGCATCCAGCCGGGCGCGAGTTGCGCGAAGTCGCCGCTCGCGAAGGACAGCCCCATCTGGGCGCAGGCGTCGACGGCGTCGACAAAGACTTCCTTCTGGCGCCACACACGCGGGATGGCTGTAACAACGCCTTCGCACAGCGCCATGATCACCGCAGCCGTATAGGTGTAGGTCGTGCTCGAGGCGCCACCGCCTCCCTTGCCGCCTTGCGACTGCTCGTGGCCGGTCGACTTCAGGTCGCCGTACCAGATCAGGTTCGCCGCCACCCGTGGCTTACCGTATGCCAGCGGAATCGGCCTCCCGCGTGTAGACGTCTGCAATCGCAGCGACGTGACCGGGCTGGAGCTCGGCGCGGAATTGCGCCCCCCGAAAATACCGCTCATGCTTGATCCTTAAAAATGCTGTAGAACCCGCGCAGCCGGCCGCCCAACGGCGTCTCGGTTGCATCGGCGAGGATGCAACCGTCGCGCAGGTACGAATGAATCACCACCGGCCACTCGATGACGATGGCGCCGTGCGATACGCAGCGCCCGAACTGGAACAGGGCGATATCGCCGGGCTGCGGCACCTCGACCAGGCGCGCGTACCGCTTGACCCAGCCGAGATAGCGCTCCTCGTCGCGGTGCAGGTGCCAGTCCGGCGGGTATGGCTTCGGGTCGATGTCAGGGATCAGGCCACGGGCCCTGAAGACTTCGATCAGCAGCATGGCGCAATCGACGCCAGCGCCCTTTACGCGCCCTTGGTGGTGGTACGGTGTGCCCAGCCACCCGCGCGCCTCCTGGACCACTTCCTGACGCGTCGTCATGTGGCCGTCTCCGGGTCCGGCACGAACGGGAATCCGCGGAAGTGCACCACGTTGGCGAACTTGCTTTCGCAGGTCGCCTTCACCTTATCGCAGCCGGGATAGGCGGTGAACGTATCGCCGTTCTGAACGGGCGCCAGCAGCGGCAGGGCCAGCGTGAATACGCCGTTTGCAAACTGGCGCACCGACCGTGTGACGCCGGCATTCGCACCCGACGTGAACACGATCGTGCCCAGGGTGAAATAGTCGTTCACGCTCGCCAGCGCCGAAGCAACCTGCGTCACCGAGTTGTTGGTTGCGGCGCCGTTGACCGCGAACGCCCCCCGATTCAATCCGCAGGCGCTGTCGAACAACGTGTTGCCGCATCCCGACTGGTAGAAATTGCGCGGAAGCTGGGTGTCCAGCAGCTCGAGCTCCGATTTGATCGTCAGCGTCGCGGCCGTGCGCACACAGTCGAGATCCGAGACGCGGCCGGAAAACAGCACAATCGACCCGAGCGAGGTATCACCCCAGCTCGGCATGAAGATTTTCTCAAGCTGCAGGGTGGCGCCGTCGAGGGCTCCGTTGCGCGCGGCCGCGATCCAGGGGACGCCGTTGAGCGTGTCGCCCGGCCCGGGGTTGACCGTCACTTCCAGAGTGTCCACCTCGAGGCCGACGGTGCTGCGCGTCTTGCTGCGCGCGATCAGGAAACTCTTGAACAGGTTTCCGGCAGCGGTCAGGTCCATGTCCGCGCCGGTGTAGCGAACGGTGTAGCCGCCGTTGAGGGTCAGCGTGTACAGGTCCGCCATCAGGAACTGCGTGCCCGAGTTCAGGTAGGCGATCAGTGCGGGCGATGCTGCTTTCATCTTGCTCACTTCACGGTGATGAGTTCGACCTTCTTGGCCTGCCAGAGGTCTTTCATGAAATTGTCGAACTCGATGCTGTCGCGGACGAAGCGACAGCGGTAGTAAAAACTCCCCGACCAGGAGAGCGCAGCACCGCCAGCAGGCGCAGCCGTGAACGTCACGGTTCCGCTATTCATGTCGGCGGTGAAGCCGGCCTGCTGTTGGGCGCCGTTGATGAAGATCGCTGGCGCCGCCTGCAGCGCCGCGACCGGCTCCACGAATCCACCATAAGGGCGGGTCAGCTGGAACTTGGTCCTGACGCCATCGCCGACCCCGAAGGCCGCCTGGCTCGCCACGTTGTCCGACGGGTCCGAGTACAGGAACGAATCGAAGCTGCCCTGCCTGGCATTGAAAAACCCGACTAGCTGCTGCAGCTCCTGCAGCGCATTGGCCCGCAATACCTCGTACGCCAGTGTGAACGTCCAGATTGGAAGGGAGTAATACGCGGCGCGCAGCTCGCGCCCGCTCACTGCCTTCTGGATGCGGGTCGACCACGACGGCGCCTTCCCCACGGACCACGACAGCCCCGGCAGGACCGGAAATACTGCATTACCCATTCGCGAAATTCCTTCCTTGCTTGCGCAGCGCCGCCACCAGGGCATTGCCGTTGCTCTCGAATAGCCGCTTGACGCTTTGCGCGTCGACCGCGTGCACGTGCAGGTGCACGTCGCCGCCGCCGGCGCCGCCGCCCTCGGCCATATTGCGGACCGCGTCCGCCTGCGCCTCAGGCAGCACCATCTCGCGCTCGTGCAGCTGCGTCA